TAGACGTTTCCAGTTCCATTGACCCAAGACCCACTATCGGAGTTGACGGAGGTTATACCTGAACCATCCCCCACAAAGGATCCAGCAGTGATCTGACCAGTGGTATCGTTCATGACGATCTCTGAGCCAACTCTAAAGTCTGTATGCACGTAGGCATTTGAGTTCACATGTATACCTGCGTCGGGGGTGGTGGTGATCAGACCAACACGGTTATTTGTCGTATCCACAAAAAGGTGAGAGGACCCTACTAATAAATTACTTGTAATATTAACCTTCCCTGAGAATGTTTGAACGTTAATGTCACTCATCTATATTTACTTTACAAATTTTCTAAACTTTCTAAACGCTTCGAAAAGGAAGCGACAATATTTTCTAAAAGACCAATTCTCACATTGAGTGTCTTTAGTCGTGAATCATCCAATATGGAACCTTTCATTGTTTGCACGTCTCTATCAATTTCTTGGAGTGCGGAAACTGTCATTGTGGTGACGATATCTTTATCAAAGGATTTCATGTCATACACCTCAACATGTGTGAGTCGAACCACTGGTGGGAGAGTTCTTTCCTCGAGATCAACTGTAAAATTCTGACCATCTATGACTTCCTTAATTTTGAATTCCCCACAATCTTTGAAAATCACACCTCTATTCTCAAATAAACCTGAGCATGGTGCATCCAACTTTACGAGGAATGTCATTGTCTGTGCGTTAATCGGTGTTGGTAGTTCCAAAAATGACGGTTTTTTATTCACCAAATCCTTAGAATGTTTTTCAACGTCTTGTGGTATAAACCCATAGGTCATCTCATTTTCCACTAAACTTTTTTTAGGCTTCAATTCTCTCAAGACTTTTAAATTTTCTTTCGCGTCTAAAGTTGAAACATTTCTATGAAGTCTTTCGTCTCTCCACATTATACATTACTGACATTTTAATAGTTGAATGTCTTTACCGCCACTGCGTTAACACCTTGGTGAATTGTATTAAGTGTGCCATTCGTTGCATCAGGTGTGATGTATTCGACGAATATGTTGTACAGGGCGTCTGCGACAGAAGCTGTGCCGTTGTTGATATCAGACGAGGGTTTAATAATGATCGCACCAGCAGTTGTTGTCACGTCGGGTGTAGAGTTCCATGGGTTTGTGCTTGTATTACCAAAGACGGACACTGAACCAAGTTTCAGGTTGGGACTCGATCCCCCAGCCCTACTTCCACCACCAACTTCGAGAGACATGTTACTAAATTCTGTGGCGTCTTCCACTAAGTGAGCTACGATTTTCGCGTAAAAGATGTTGGACGAAAATGTGAGTTTGATGGCTGCGTTAGCTGGTGTCGTTCCAGTAGGTATAGTCCCATTGTAACTATAAAACTTTTTACACACCGATCCAGTGTTAATCACAGTCCCACCACTGGAATAAACCTTAGTTGCATTAACATTACCACCAGCTGTGATATTTTGTGATGTATACACACTACCAGAAACATCCAACTCTGTTGTTGGGTTAGTTAGACCAATACCAACTCTATCGTTTGTGGCATCAACGTAGAGTGTGTCGGTGTCAACAATGAAATCACCCGAATCTGAAATTTGAGCTTTCTCTACGTTATTGATTCCAAGTGAAATGACTTGTCCAGTTTTTGCGTTTATTTTTGTCTTTCCAGCGCTATCTTGTTTTATGGCGTAATCTGTCGAGTTCATGTTATTCGTTTCTGCGAATGTAGCGTCACCCGTTGTTGTTCCGTCGTAACCAATTCTAGCTGTTCCGATATGTGAACTATGGTCCAATCCGGCAGAAGCGTATAGATCACCGCTATATACGTTACCGATAGCTCCAATACCACCAGAGACCACAAGTGATCCAGTGACATTAGAAACAGAAGCTGTGCTATCCGTCACTGTAAGCACGCCTGTGTATGCCCCCGTTGTGCCCGAGATGGCACCACCACTGTAACTTGCACCAGTCACCGCACCGGTAAATGTTCCACCAACCGCGGAGATATCACCGCTAAAATTCGCGGTAGCCGCTGTGAGTGTTCCCGTGAGTGTGGGACTATCGGAGAGCACGACATTCGTGGTCCCCGTGCTTGTAGTGACTCCTGTGCCACCATCAGCGACTGCTAGTGTCCCCGTAATGCTAGAGGCTGCCAAATCTACAGCCACCTTACCAGTCTCGATCACGAGACCACCCCCCGTTTTGAGATCTATAGCCACAGTGGGTGTGGCAGATTCAGCAGCCACCCCAGTTGTGATACCATCACCTCCCACCAGGGATGCCACATAATCCCCAGATGTGTCGGTTCCGAGAGTGACGTCGGAAGCGAAGGACGAAACTTGCACGTTTGACAGACCCCCACCATCACCCGTTATCAGACCAGCCGCACTCGTGATCGCCCCAGAAGCGTATACATTACCCAATACATCGAGGTTTGCCCCGGGTGTTTTCCCAATCCCAACTTTCTTGTTAGTAGCATCGACAAGAATGGCATTTGTGTTGACACTCAAGTCTCCAACTGTGTTCAGAACTCCGTTAATCTGAGCGCTAGTCGCGGTGAATCCAGCGCTCGAGAGGGTCCCAGAGAAAGTCCCCGTCGTGCCAGAAATGGCTCCACCCGAGTAACTGGCACCCTGGACAGCACCAGTGAATGTTCCGGCTACCCCAGATACATCACCGGAGAAAGTTCCATCGACAGCTGAGATGTTACCAAATGTGGTAGGAACAATGTCGGCTGTTCCATCGAAAGAGACACCACCAATATTCACGGCTGTGGTTAGACCTGCAGCTGTCCCGGTGGTATTTTGATTTCCCACTGCATCCACCCCGGGGAGATTAATGTCGGCCGAGCCGTCAAAGGCGACGCCACCAATTAATCGAGCAGTCGTCAGTGTAGCGGCGGAGCCAGTTGTGTTCTGGTTACCACCTACATCAACACCGGGGAGGTTGATGTCAGTTGAGCCGTCGAAGGCGACACCACCTATCAATCGAGCGGTAGTTAGTGTAGCGGCGGAGCCAGTTGTGTTCTGGTTACCACCTACATCAACACCGGGGAGGTTGATGTCAGATGAGCCGTCGAAGGCAACACCACCGATTAGTCTCGCATTAGTGAGGGTAGCCGCGGAGCCAGTTGTGTTCTGGTTACCACCTATATCAACACCGGGTAGATTAATGTCGGTCGAGCCGTCAAAGGCGACACCACCAATCAGCCTCGTAGTAGTGAGGGTAGCCGCGGAGCCCGACCACGCCCCACCGGAAAGTGTCGCCGTTCCATCTGTTATGCTAGCACCAGAGACCGCACCTGTAAACGTTCCGGTGGTGCCAGATACCGCACCTGTAAAGGTTCCAGCCACCCCAGAAACATCACCCGAAAACGTGCCAGTGGTGGCCGTAAGTGCCGCGACGTTGGCGTCACCAGATACGTCAAGGGCGACGGTGGGTGAGGTGATACCTATTCCGACGCGGTTATTCACACTGTCTACTTTGAGAGTGTTTGTATCCACGTCAAGAGATTGTGTGATTGAGAGATTAGCTACATCTATCCTGCCGTTCACATTGAGATTGTTTTGAACTTTCAAGTCACCCAGTATATCTACGGTGATGTTATTAGAATCTGGTGCTATCGAGGAATCTGTATGAGTATTTTGTGTATACCCCACGGACAAACGTTTGGGTGTTTCATCTCCATGATGGATAATGGCGACGTTCTTATCTGGATAATTCATCACGATACCAATATCTAAAGCACTTTGCGTGTTGCCATTTGCGATGCCGATGATGCGGTCTTCGACAACAAGGTCTGTGTTCTTTATTTCTGTGATGGTGCCATTTGAAAATTGTACATTACCTATAACTTCAAGATTAGATGTGATGACCATCTTGTCCCCACTCTTGGTTATGGGTGAATCGATGAGAACATTGCTGGCTCCAACTATGGGAACACTGTTTTCGGAGAGTGATTGGATTTGAACATTGGAAGCGGCTTTGAACGACGTCGTGGGATTATTAAATTCAATCGTATAAGTTGTCGTATTACCGAATCCTGTGACAGATTGTAAAGGTGGTTCAACGGCTGTAGAAGCAGAAGAACCCGACTCGGTTATTTCCCCAGTGTCTTTATTGTACATTAGAAGCACAATCTGAGGGTCAGAAAAATCCTCCCTGAATCGGATGGGTGAGAGATACACGGCTCCGGGATTGGTGACTTGCATTTCGGTGTTACTGGCATTGAAAACGATGGTATTTTCTGCCTGATCATCTGATGCGTTTTTACCAAAACGGATTTTGGTGGATCTCTCCACCGTCGGCAAATTCTTAACCATTTAATATAGTCTGTTATTTTAATTCGCGTAAAGGAGTCCCGCCATTCCATTCTCGATACGTAGAATGTTGTAATTGACTGCATAAATGGGGTGATTTATTGGCATACTTTCACTGACAATTTTCACAGATTCCAAGCGACTGAAATTGAGGGTTCCCGTCGGTTGTAAGGAACTGGTGGAGAGACAGAAGCAATACAGGAAAAAGTCGGGTGAAGTGACAAAATTTGTGTGATAGTAGTTCATGACATCTATGAAATGTGGTTTACCCCATCGAGGTGTGCACAAGTCGAGACCATTTATCGTTATTTTGACCTTGTTGGTTGGAGATGTCAGGGCTCCGTCGGTCGTGGTATCGGAAGATGCGATGTACTTGACGGGATGATTGAAATACAATTCTTGGGTCGTGTGGTTGGAAGCTATGTTCTTTTGCACCTGAGTGATGAGGAGGTCATGCTTTCTCGATGCGATGTTACCCCTCTCCTCATTATCGAGATAGTAATAGTTTGCAAACATTTCAATGTTATAGTTGGAAGCCTCACTACCCCAGTAAATACGAGCCTCTACATTGTGGTAGTTCAAGGCCACGAGGGGGAGGGCACATTGGGGACCTTCACAGAAGAAGAAGCGAAGGGGGTAAAAATAGGAACGTGCACTTACACCTGGGTGGGTTCCATTTGCAGACTTGGAAACGTTTTGAGCAAAGGTATCGATAGCAATCTTTTCAGTAAACACAGAATCCTGTGTATCTATGACAGATCCACCAATGAGAAGCTCGATTTTGTCGATGATCCGGTCCCATCGTTGACTGTCGAGAGCTTTTGTTGTGTCATCTAAGGTGAGGTATACGTACCCTAGAAGATCACCAGAACGTTCAAATTGAACACTTGACATGGAATTATTTTTCACCGCTCCATAAATCGTTTGTTTTTCAATGGACTGTGAAAAATTGGAATGTCTCTTGAAAGTGGAACTAAAAAACGATATCTCTGGTTTGCCAATGATATATTTATCCTGGGCACCGACGGCAATAAGTTGAGTTATGCCAGCGGACATCGTTTGTTACTTTAAATTGAGAAAAATTACAAATTGGGTTTCATACAAGTGAATTTCATCACGAGAAAATTTGGGGTGCCTGTTGTATTGGGCACGATTAGGTCGCCGGCTTGGTTATAGATATTTACGGTGAAGCGACCAATCTGACGAATGGGTGTGATATACTGTGTGCTCACATCGTATTCATCCTTAAAATTGTTGATGTGGTTACCAGTGCCTACAGTGGTGACATCGGAAATGAGGCTCGCAAAAGCACCCTTCACGTTACCGATTGTGCCAGCACCGTTCAAGGTTCCAACCGCTCTGTCGTTGAAGTTGCTGTCCAGCTCTTTGATGGAAATGTAAATGTGCTGGTTAGAAGCCTTCGTGTGAATGTGAGAAGCCACGAGTTTAGCCCGAACAACATTTTTCAGGGGGTTTTCGAGATAGCATGTAAAACTATTGGCACTGCTCTGCCCGGTAGAATCAATAGTTATCGTGTGATACTCGTAATTAAGATCTGGGATGGGAAGAACCATTTATATATACTTAGATTAAAGATCCACCGATTCCACCAGAGATGGAATAACCAGCGTGATCATTCACGAGACCCTGAGCACCACAGACTCCACCAGGGGTGAGGGACTTTGTGTAAGGGCTACCCTTGGGGGATCCGGGTGCACATTCCTCACGGTGCTCTAGATCAAAGATGGACTTTTGGCTGATAGCGTTGACGGTGATTGGCCTGGGTTGGTAGTTGCTCGACTTACCCTGAATGATGGTCAGAACACAGATAAGGGACATGAGGACCACAATATACATCAAGGCGTTGCGACTGGTCTTGTTGAGACTGAACATTTACTGTATGCTTATATTTTTTTTAAAGTGCGTTAAAGATATTTTTTAAAGTTTCTTCATAGAGAGTAGATGGACGGAGATATCATTCTTGATAGAGGACATACTACTATTATGAAATTGGATGCGGATGAGCAGGCGCTTATGGATGAGATTGAAATTTCTGTTCCGCAGCCCAGGCCCGTTCAACGTCCACAAAAGACTGCATTTGGACCACGACCCCCCACGCAACACCAGGAAGCTATGGATGCTTTCGTGAACCCCAACAAACAGTCTGCCCCGACACAACCCACCCATAACGACGAGGAGATTGATTACGGCGAGGACAATGTGGCCTTTGATGATGAAGATATGGGTGCTCCTGGAATGCAGGAGGAGAAGCCTTCTAGTGGGTACACTTCTATCGACGAGGAGAAGTCTGATCTTCTCAACAAGCTCGCTCGCCTAGAGAAGAAGGGTTTTGCCGTGAATAAGCGTCTCACCGCGTATTCCAATGTTGATGAACTTCGTGCTGAGGTGAAGAGAATCACTTACAGTATAGATGTCGAGCAATCGATCCGGTTTTCGAGGCGTATGTTAGTGGCTTGTGTGACTGGTCTCGAGTTTTTGAACAAGCGATACAACCCCTTTGAGGTTCAATTGGAGGGTTGGTCTGAGAGTGTTATGGAGAATGTAGACGACTATGACAGCGTCTTTGAGGAGCTATATGTGAAGTATAGATCCAAGGTCAGTGTCGCACCCGAGGTCAAGCTGATCATGATGCTTGTTGGCTCCGCTATGATGTTCCACTTGACGAACAGTATGTTCAAGACCGCGATACCCAATATGAATGACGTCATCAAGCAGAACCCAGACCTAGTCAAGAACATGATGCAGGCAGTGCAGAACACGACTAGGGACCCCGGGGAGTCGGCGTCTGAACCACCCATTGGTGGCACAGGGAACTATGAGATGAAGGGCCCGGGTATGGATATTTCAAGCCTGATGGGTGGTGTCATGATGCCACCCCCACCCCCCATGAACACAAATTTGAATATGAACCCCACCCCAAGGATCGAGGAGGAGGATGATGAATTTTCCGATATTGTTTCAATTTCGGGAGATTCTACTGGTGGAGAGGTAAAGGAGGTAAACGTGGACCCCTCCAAACCGAAAAGGACGCGACGGAAAAAGAAGACTGAAATAAATCTCTAAAGTATATATAAATGATAGCGTATTGTCCGCTGGAGGAATTGGAACCTCCCCCTCGACAGCAGGTCGTTGTCGAACAATCCAAACCTCAGGCCCCTGTTAAGGAGATGGGGGATGAAGACACAGAATTGAATTACGTCATCATAGCGTTCATCGTTGGCGTAATTATGTTAGCCGTCTCTGATTCTATCAGGGCGTAAATGGTAATCTACTTTGGGGTTTTCCCTCATTTTAAATTAATCATACACTTACCTTTGGGGAAGTTATCTTTTTTTTCCTCTATATATTTTCCATGGATTTTGAATCCCCCGTTTCTGTACACTTTTGTTCGTTTGTAATACATTGCTGAGAAGATTGACCAAGGGTCATTGATGTCGTAGATGTGGGGATTATTCTTTTTCCCTTTCGTCTCTCTCATTATGCGTCCAATACTTTGAGTAATGTCAGACTTTGGGGACGCCAGGATTACAGTGTCAAGAGTTGGGATGTCTAGACCTTCATGCGCTTGACTGAAAGTAGCAAATATGATCTTCTTTTTTGAGGATTCTTGAAGTTCGGCTTCCTTCATACCCCCCATGTATAAACCGGAGGTTTTGGGAAAACACTGATGAAGAAGTTCACAATGAAGTCTCCTATCACTGAGAACAAGTAATTGTCTAGTCCCAGCTGAAGCCCGCTTCACCAACTCTACTAGCATCTTGTTCCTGGCTCTATCTTCTACCAGATACGTAATCATGTTGGGCATAGAAATTTTACCGTTCCTCATAGAGGGTGGTGGATTTTTGTAGTTTGGGGAGTCGTATATGATTGGAAACACCTCAACTTGTTCCTGATTCTTTCTTTCTACGGCAAAAAAGGTTGGACCCATAAACCAATGTAGAACCTTTGTCAGGCCATCCTTTCTCTCAGGTGTTGCGGAGAGACCGTAAATGTGCCTGGGACATATCTTGAATAAACTTTGACTAAAAACTTTTGCACAGATGTGGTGGGCCTCATCGACGATGACAGTTCCCACACTATCGAAATCATCATATGAATATTCTTTGAGGGACAGGGATTGGAGCATAGCTATCACAAAGTCACAGTTGACCTCTTTCTTATCCTGCCTGACAATACCTATAGTAGCTCCAGGACAAAACTGTTGAATTCTTTCTTTCCACTGGTCTGCGAGAAACTGTTTGTGCACGATGATCATAGTCCTATATCCGAGTTTGCAAGCTATTGCTAGGGATACCGTCGTTTTGCCATAACCACATGGTAGAGATAGGACACCGTGCCCTGCTTTAATTGCGGCATCAAGTGCTTCATTTTGGTGTGTGGCATCTCGTAGTTGTCCAGTGAATCGGGTGGTGATTCTCGCCGACTCTGGTCGTGAGTCGTGCTTTTGAACTCCCAGTTTATCAGTTCCGTAGAATCTTGGAACGCAGATTCCACTCTTAGTTGTTCTGAAAACTTTGAAAGGTGGTGGAGGAAATCCAAAGTCACCATTTACGATAGGTCTTACAGTAAGTTCCTTTTTAAAATTAACCAGGTTAGATTCACTACTCTTGATGATGTATCCACTTCTGGTCAAGGATCCCATGTTTAGTTATTTAAAGACTTGAAACTTTAATTGACTATATGCCGGTCGTAAACATTGACGAAAACATTAAGAAGATTTCCCAAACCATTGAACATATGACTCAAGAGATCTTCAGACTTCAGGGTATGCTCCAGACCTTCAGGGACCTGAAGAAGGGTGGCCTTGATACTATTGATCTTCCCAAGGATCCCTCTCAGGTCAAGGACGAAGAGCTCGAGAAGGTTGAGGAGGAGAGCACCCAGGAAAAGCCCGAGTGATTTTCCACATTCCAAACACCTTTGAATTCAATATCCACTTCTATAGTGTCTCCCTTTATTAGAGACTGAATGGGACGTCCTTTGACGTCGCACATCACTCTCCTATAACGGTACGGAACCTTAATTTTAAGAACATTACCATCGATGGGGTCATCTACATTTTTATGCATGATCATATGACTCCTCGTCGCGTGCATTTTTTCAATAATTTGACAAACATCTGCGGGGACTGTTACCCTCAAATACCTTTTATTATTGAAATCATACATGGGTTCATAGACTTGAGCCAAGAACTTCATTGATTCTTGTTACGATACATTAGAATTAAAACTATAAGTAAAACGAATGAAATTGTCAATACCTGGGAAAGAAGTAGTGGCTTCAGTGGTTGACGAGTCCCGAAGTATTGATGACTGACAGTCCTTGAAACCTCTACGGCAGATTCGATGCTGGAAAATGGTGTATTCCTGGGTGACATCATACCACAAAGGACAACCTTTGGACATTTGCCCACAAAGGGAACTTGTCCATGCAAACCCAAAACACCCGAGGATTGTGAAAATTCCCACTTCTCACCATTCCACTCACTACCCCAACCAATCCTGATGGCCTCCGGTGGAGGTAAACCCAACTGGTGTATGACTTCTCTCTTGATGACATCTGGTTCACTAGACAGAATCTCTTTATTTAGATCACACAAAACACACGACACTGTATTGGAACCAGGTAAGTTTGAGACGAGGATATTCCATCGAGTGCTAACGAGTGTCTCAAACTCTTCACCAGCATGGACATAGTCGTCATAGTCTAGAAGAACACATATAGATCCGTAAGTCGCACTTCGTATTTTCTTCTCCGCGTCTGCCCCCCAATTGTCACCGATGAGTTTGAGGGCTGGGCTGTTATCAATGCATAGAAATAACATCCCGTCATCTATGGTGGTATTGTCACTGAAAGTGGCTTCATACCCATCCTCCATATAGCTCACATTTGTAACTTCCACACCAAAAATAAAGTTGACACCCGATTGTAAAAGTTTTTCCTCGATGGCGTCGTTCATCACCTTACCCGAAACTTTTTGAGTATACATATTCGAAAAGACTAATTGATCGATAGTTTTGACAAATTCAAAAACAGACATGTGACCCCATGTGACACCGTCAATGTTGATTGGTAGATGTTCAATAATCTTTTTACCACCTTCAGACAGCTTATTCTCAGTCGCTTCTTTCATTGAGATGGTTTTGTATTTTATGGGTTGCACAGTGGCCCTGAAAAATAAATCGAGTAGTGCGATGTAGTCTTTCGATTCAAAGTTCTTCACGAGGAATTGATAAAAATCTGGTTCAACCTTTTCGAACAAGTCATTCCATTCGAGATCCATCTCTTTCAGGAATGATTGTGTGTTTATGAAACCTCTGTCGAAGAGTGCTCTATGAGCGTGGAGGTCTCTCGTCTCCGTGTCAGGCTCCCACCAAGAACCCCCACCTGATGTTTTCCGTTCATAGATAGTGACGTCGTGGTCACCTGACTTGACAATTTCCCACGCCAGCGACATACCGGTGGGTCCAGCACCGATGATATGAATCTTCATTCTATATGTAACTTACAAATTAAATGAAACCTGTTCTCCGACGCTCCTCAGGGGTCTTGAGAGCGTACATGATGATCAAGAATATAACAGTTGATAACAGGGCATACTCGATATCACCAGTCGCGCTGAAAGCGATCGCCATCAGGGAAACCAGACGGAATGGTTTGTTGTCGAAGAGCTTCCCAAGTCTCTCAGGTATTTGAATCGCGTTGGGAGCGAACAGTCCTTGATACAAGATGATGAGGGAAAGCACAAGTGGTTGTGCTTTGATGAAAATTTCAGCTGGCTTTGTAACTGGACTGAGAAGGTTTTTCACTTGACGTGTCATGTTATATTATAGTTATAGAAAAAAGTATACATATATGTTAGGATATGTTGTCTATACTAAACCAGGCCCCGGTAGGTAAACCACCGCCTAGAATACCTCAAAATCAGAAGTTGAAAACATGGAAGTTTGCCACCAAATATATTTGGAAGGAGCGCTTTACAGATGACAAAGCAGAGCTCGGTAGGTGGACCAAACAGGAGCTTCTCGAACTTGGACCAACATTTGTAAAATTAGGGCAAATAGCTTCCACCCGTGGTGACCTGTATCCACCTGAGTTTACACGAGAACTTGAATCCCTTCAAGATAACGTTCCTCCATTCGATTACAATCTAGTGAAGGATGGTTTGAACTTGGACATTTTTAAACATTTTGAAGAGACTCCTTTCAAATCAGCCAGTATTGGACAAGTTCATAAAGCTGTGCTAAAAAACGGCAAACGTGTTGTTGTAAAATTAAAAAGGCCTGGTATCTACGAAACCATGGAATCCGACACGGACACAGTCAGGAAAATCCTACAGTTTTTTCAAACGATAGGTGTTGACACTGGGAACAGTTCAGACTTTGTTCTCAATGATTCGATACAGTATCTATTAGGAGAGGCCGACTATGTTCAAGAAGTTGACAATGCAATCAAATTTAGAAGATCATTGAGAAATGTTGACTGGATCAAGATACCCCGTGTATACAAGAAATACTGTACCGATGAAATGATTGTAATGGAATATGTACCAACAGATAAAATAACGGAAATCAAAGACGGGAAGATCAATAAGAAGAAGGTGTGTGAAGCGCTTGTAAACTCCTATGTCATTCAGACGATGGATAGTGGACTTTTCCACGCTGACCCGCACCCAGGAAACTTGGGTATCTCTAAAGATGGAAAGTTGGTATTCTACGACTTTGGGTTGTTGATTACGTTGAGTGAGGAACTGCAACTCGGATTTAGTGACTTGTTTATTTGTATCATCAATCGAGACACAAAGGGTATCGTGGACACATTGATTAGACTCGGTGTCATTGTTCCAACATCCTCCGATGTTTCTGACATTGAACTCTTTTTTGAGAACATTCTCGGATACCTACAAACCCTTGACGGAGGAGCAATCATGAAGGATGATCTTGCTGTGGAACTCGCAATGGAAAAGCCGTTCGTCGTCCCAACCAGTTTTGTATATCTCGCTAAATCATTTTCACTGATTGAAGGAATTTGTATCCAACTAGACCCAGACTTTAACTATTTCACATACCTCGAACCAATGATCCAGCAACAATTCTTTGATTCTATAGACATAAGTGAAGTGATCAAAAAAACAACTGAGATTCCAGGTAAGATTGGGAAGATAAGTTCGACTGTTCTCGGCCTTGAGAGGTCGAGAGCATCGATGAGAAGGTCGATGGTAAAAACGAGACAGGAAATACGAGTTGTTCAATATACCGTGATTTGCGCCTTATTAGCCGAGAGGTTTAGTGATACACCGGTGGCAGCGGCATTGGCAGCTTTTGCCGTGTGGATTACTTTTCGTAAAGATCGATCGACTTAGGTTTGGCCTTGGTTTTGGTCTTCTTATTGGACCCTTTTGCCTTCTTAACAATATCTTGGTGTTCCTTGAAAATTTCCTTGACGCGCCTCTGTTCGTCGCGGGCAATGTCACCAATCTTATCCTTGATTCTCTCCACCTCGGAGCTTCTCTGTTTTTGTATTTTTTTACCAACTTTCTTGAAATCGTCAGTCTTAGTGAACCAAGTGGGGGATGTCGTAATAGCGAACATACTGTTTGTTGTACTCTAAGGACATTTAATTTTTAACCTTTTTAACTTTTCTTCAAACTCCCTACGTTCTCCTGGTGATTCAATAGCTTTACCAGTGTTTAAAGCTTCTATCTCGGGACCTGTGAGCTGCATAGAGTTGACTCTAAAGTCCATGAATGCCTCCATCGTCAGGGGGACGAGTGGTTGGATCAGATCGTATATAGCCGTGGCATACTCTTGAATTTCCTTCTGTGCGTGGTGATCCATTCTCAATTGTAAGAAATGCATCAAATTGTGTAGATCCATTTTCCATACAAAAGATGTATACGTGGATTGTGGTAAGACACCACGCGCCTGCTCCCTACACACACCCTTTTCAAGAAGTTGCTCGTAAATCCTGAACGCATCTTTGTATTGAGACGAAAGGGTGTGTTTCAGTTCTTCACCTATGTCGACAGTCCCCTCAGAACCTTGGTGGTTCACCGCGGATTGTCCACGTAGGATCTCCGGTTCGTAATACTCTTCATCAACGATCGAGTAACGTGCGGACATCTCATTCACAGATGCAGTCCTGTGCCGAAGCCACTGTCTCGCGATATACAATGGTGCCTTGATCCTAAATTTGAAAACCACCAACTCGAGTGGGGACGTATGCCAGTTTCGAACGAGATACCTGATGAGACCCCTATCACCTCTCGTCGTTTTTGTTCCAGTTTGGTAGCTTACACGAGCCCCATCAACGATAGCCTTGTCGAGATTCTCTTGAGGCATGTGATCCACGAGTTCAACGAATCCATGATCCAAAACTTTCTTCATTGTATACATCTATCCGTTTATTTCTTTAATCAGGTCATCAAGATTGGTAAAATACCTCTTTAGGTCCTTCATGAAACGTTTGTTATTATCCAAACATTCACACTCCGGTTTGTTCAAGTAGATCCACGCAAGATTTGACTTTGAGTATTTCGTTCTCTTCTGATTTTCATTGGGACGACGAGCTACGAGCTTTGTGGTTTTCTTTTTAGATTTAGGGAGAACCTCAATCCTATTCACAAAACTGAGTGCTTGCATTACAGTGTCGGCGAGGTCATCTTTTTTCTTGGATTTTATGAAAACTTCTAACCAATCAATGTTTGTTGTTCCATCCCTGATGAATTCTTCACAACGCTGTATGGAAACCTTTTTTCGTTTATTGTATTGAGCCTTCCCTGGACCAGCCACATCTGGAATCTTGTGACGAGCGTCGTAAAGGATTGTTTCCGCTTTTGGGCATCTAATGATGAAGTAAGCGTGAAGAAAATGCATGACAGATATCATCTTTTTATTGCGATCGGGTTGCTTCTCGATCAGAATCGTATCCGCTTTTAGAACCCAGGGTCGAGCGTCCAAGTGATCTCTTAAAGAGACGTAGATACCATTCTTATGTTCGGGTGGTATACCATCAACATCCCACTGCTCGACACGGTTATGCTTTTTGTCATTCAGTAGACATAGCGCCAAATTCCTTATACCAACATCAATACTGAGTATCATTAGTATAAAGAAGAAATATCTCTTTAAATTAGGATGAAGTGTATAGCTCATAGGGGATACTCTAACATGTTCAAGGATAACACAATTGAGTCCATACAGGGTGCTATCAACAGGGGGTATGACGGGGTTGAGATTGATGTTCAAGTGTGTTTAACTGGTGAATTGGTGCTCTTTCATGATCTGTACGATGGTGATGAATTCATCTCAAGTTTGACCATAGATGAAATACGGACACGCGGGATCATCACACTTCAAGACGTCTATGACAAAATCCCTGAAATTGAAGATACTTTCGTCATCTTGGATATCAAAGGTTCGGATTTACGAGTGGTTCAGAAATTGATTAACTTTTTCGAGCATAGGAGAACGGATGACGTCTACTTTTGTAGTTTCAACAGGAAGATAGTTTACAATTTACCACACTTCCTAAACAGAGGATCTACATTCGAAACCGTGTTCCACGAAACTGAATATGACCGGGTGACATCTGGGCTGAACGTCCTCATCGTTCACTGGACATGTTTAGATGACAGTTTGATCTTGTATTGTAAGATGAAAAATATACGGGTGTATACTTATACACATAAAGAAGACAAGGAGCTTGAATACATGTATAAATATAATGTAGATGGAATCATCACGAACGGATTTTAATTACTTACGAGCCAGCATAGCCATCATAGCTGGGTCCATACCACCCTTCTTCGACATCATCATCATCATCATCATCATGGCCATCGACGCGGAAGATGCTATCGCAAAAGGGATGAAAGGTCCGGCCATGGCCATAGCCGCACCAGCACCTATACCCTCGGCTCCAGCGGCCACACCGTCACCTATACCCTCGGCTCCAGCGGCCACACCGGCCCCGATACCCTCAGCCGCGTCTGCAACAGCTTCACCAGCACCCTCAGTTTTGGCGGATGCGTCATTTCGGGCTTGAGTCATGGCTTCCTGAACCATCTCGTTTCTATTTATAGTGCTTGTTATGATTTTACCTACTTGTTGTGATGTAAACTCAACGATAGCGTCTTGAGTTATCGCACATGTGAGATCACCCTGTTGTCTTGCCCCAAGAACCAATTCGGTTCTACGTTTCATATAGTCATCAAATGAAACAGGCCATCCAGCATCTAAGAAATATTTAAAATCCTCACTCATCCCTTCCAATCCCAGTGGGTCGAATACGATATCTTTAACTACAAGTTTCTGGTTCACATACATCTTATTCATTGTTTCATTTATCGTTGTATTTTTTATCGAATTATGCACTTCATTAGTGACGTTATTTTTGATATCTTGATAAGTATCAGCCGAGCTCTCACCATTCATGAAGTCTCCAAATCCCGATTCACTGTTAGCTCCACTGGCGAGTTCGTTTTCAAGACTACTTATCACACTATTTAGCATATCAGTTGTTTGTTCAGCTGTCAACTCGTTCATAATACTCATTTTCCCGGTGTAGGATTGTGAAATCGTACCATTACACCCTAAAAACGAAACATTTGACACTTCGGCAGTCTGACTAGAACTCATCTCATTATTTTGACTGTTGCGGACTTCATTGATGGCTTCAAATGTGTTTCTGTTCACTATATTGTTTTCAACTAGAGTGGTTGCCTGGCTTTTACTTCCACCACCACCCATTTTAATTATACTGAGAAAAAAAAAATATTTGTACATCTCAGAATAATGAAGGAAATAAATCGAATGATTTGGATAATATGTATAGTTCTGATATCAATATGGGCTTTACAACTGTACAGGGACAGATGCTTTAAAATCGAATACTACACCAATGTCTCTGATCAGGCACTCCTATACATACGTGAAGAGAAAGAGTTAAATCCTGAAAGGGTTATGCATTTTTTTGATCAGCTTTCTGGTGATGGACTTGATCCTGAACTTGGTAGAGAGGTGTACGAGAGTGTGTTTACAGATGACCGCCAAAACCTGATGATGTTACTTGCGAAAATAAAGAAGAAAAATGCACTCGTCAAAGACAAATAAAATATCGTTACATACTAAGCATGTTACTCTTATCAGTGGTCATCGTGGCTATCGCAGTTTTGCTATTTTATGTCAGGAGGGAGACATATGTGGACATACGGCACACGAGGGGGGTAGTAATCGATATCATAGACGATGCTCACGAAAAGGGGGGGTTCACAGAGAATCATATAGAACGAATGGAGAAGTTATTGAAACCCCTCATGAAACATGACAGAGACAAAAAGACTTACAACGCGGTGTTTGAGTATGCCCGTCAGGATAGAATCCGGGATGTGGATGAGATTATTGATCTCTATTTTAGTTCACTTACCAGAAAATAATACTCATGTAAAGTAATGAAGAACACCGAAGTTTCCCTAATGCTACTCTGCATCATCGTTTTAGCAGGTGTACTGAAGACTTATGTCAATAAGAACAGTATCGATAGAAAGATAGAAGCTGTAAAAAAGTTTATTAAATGATTGAGGAGAAAAAGCCAAGCACGTATCGCTCACCTTTTGTAACAGGTAATACACCATGCAACAGCTCACTACCCCTATAGTGCACAGCATCTCCCTGTCTCAGATTAAGAACAGGCATATTTGAACACTCGTTAATAAATTGTTCACGTTGTTTGATATTCATATCACCACCATGTTGTTTGAGTATCTTCTTTGTGTTATTTTTATTAAAGATATATAGATCTCCACCTTCAAAATCTCTCGTGTCGGATAACAGTATGTTGATTGTCGTTGGTGCGTCGATCTCATCATCGAAGTGCATGATAAGATCGTTCCTTTCCCCTGCTTCATATCGTCTCAAGAAAGCGTAGTTTAGTCGTAAACTATACTTCGAAGCCAGGGAAGTGTAATATTCTTTGCAAAGGTTCCAAAGTTCTTGATTAATTGGGGTGTCGTCGTCATAAATGGGTATTTCTTGCATAGGCTTGTCGTCCACTTCTTCAGGGGTTTCTAGGAATTTATATTTTTGTGATGTTTGGATTATCTTTTCACATATGTAACTTGGCACGGTGCTCCTATGAATTGTTTTGTAAGATGTGTAATTATAGAGCACCACAAGAACTATAACAGCTACGACGAAAAGATACATCACTACATTTACACCAGGAAAAAAAATCCTCATTTAATTTAGTGATGTCAGTGGATATATATTCACAGGCTTATGTCAATAAAGGGTGGGGTAATCCAGATGGTGACAGCACCTGTAGAAACTGGGATGATGGTGGAAATAGAGATAACTGGGATGGTAAATATGTCTGGCGACACAAAAAGGGAAGTGCGGGTCGGAGACGACACTGGATGGTGAATACCAAAATAAATGCCGATGGCTTATTTACCAGAACTGACCAAGATACTCATTCGGGAGAGGATTGTGTTCGACCCTCGGAAACTAGTAATGAAGGTCACAACCCATGTAAATTTTTGGGGGAGTCTACACTACTCAGAACTACTCCACAAGATTTTGACGATGGAGCACATTTTGGGTTGAAATGTGAAGTTAAAAAATCTTCGTTGGAACAAATAATCACTGACCAAAGAGAATCTCAAACCCTCTTAGCTCCCACGGTCATTAACACCGCTGGTCAACGAGTAAATTTTCTCGATCAGATTTTATTTGGAACAGTTACAAATTCTGGTAGAAAAGCTGGTGGTGATGGGTTCTGTTTCGACTCAGCTAATTTGGACAAAGTGGTTGGTGCCCAAGGTCAGACATGTTATGAATTGATTCAGGGTCTCGTAAACAAAGAAACTGTAGATGACCTTGGATATGACTACTGCACGAACAACCGTGAAGATATCAGGTGTGCTTGTATAAACGTAACTGGTTTGGACTTCATGGAACGTTGTAGACAGAATCCCACATGGGCGGGATGTGCACAAATCCTCGAGAAAGCTGCTGATGTAGAGACTTTACTATGCCCATTTGGATCCGAAGAACCGTGTCCATCCTCTGATGCGTATGGTGGTAATCCAGACTGTCTCGCACCCGGGATATGCACCGGCACCCAAGTTGGCTTAGATGATGCCAACAAAATGTTCAGACCTAGAGAGGGATTACCATCTTGCAATGTTGACATGAATGTCTGTAATCAGCTCATGTTTGTCGATGACATCGCAGCTGTAGGAGATTTAGAAATCAATCAATCATGTAACATTGATGTGGACGGGATGTTGAACGATCAACTTGCACGTGAGGCTGCTATCGAGGCTGCCGAAAAAGCTGATGAATTGTGGAAAGAAAGTGAATTTGAGAGGCAGCAAGCTCGTCAGGCTAGAATGAAAGAGGATGCTGCCGAAGCGGATCGAATCCGTGATGAACTCACGGATGCTCAGGCGGCAGACCGGGAAGCCGAGCGGACTCTAGCGGGGCAACTCGTAGCCCATAGGTCTGCGAATACGGAAAAACGAATAGCTGAGAGAATGGCGTGGGAAAATAAATTCAAAAGTCAAGAAGCCCAGAGAGATTTCGAAAGGGAGCAATATGAAGCCAGCAAAATAGCTGGTATGGATCCCAAAACAATCGCCTTCTTCGCGGTTGGGTTATTCTGCTTGATATTTCTGATAGTTTTCGCAGTAAAAATCTAAACATATAGTAATGAAAAAGAGCCTGATTTTTGCACTCCTTTTGCTTATATTCGTCGGAGTCTTGTACAGATACACGGAGAGATATGAATACGACAAACCCAAATTGGAAAAGAATGAAAAAATCACAGGGATTGTCAAGGAAAAAAACATTACACAGGAAGATTTGGATATATTGAAAAAGGTATTAAAGAGATGAAATAAAATTATGTATGTGGTGTTGGTGGTGTTGTCATCCATTCGATGGATCACCCCTACAATTACCTTATAAACACGACGACCGGCGAAACATTTTTACAACGACGGGTAATTTTTGTTCTTGGAGTTGTATGAAGTCATACGCAATAGATAAGTATGGAGTGAACAGGGGTGGTATCATTTGCGGAAACATTATAATGATGAGACGAAGAATGTATAATCAGTCGGGTCACGTAAAACCTGCACCTTCTAGATACAGCCTCGATGTGTTCGGGGGAACTATGACGATAGAGGAATTTCGTAAAAATCAGACTATAGATACGACTGAAAAGAAGGAAATCATTTCCAAACCATACAAAGACAATGTTATACCCTTTGTTTCAAACACAAAAAAGATGGATGAAATAAAGAATGCTAATTCTAACAACAACGCGCTAAAGCTAAAGAGGAATAAACCACTGAAGCGAAATCATAACAACCTCGAATCAGCTTTGGGTCTCATCATCCTTCCCAAATCCTAAAAGTCTCTTCTGTTTAGCAGTTGGTAAAGAACGTGGTAAATTATTTGATTTTCTACTATGAATCCACTTATCACCGTCATGCGCCATCCAACATATGTTATACCTCTCTATCATTTTCCTGCATAAAACACAGGGTAATGATATAGCGTCCCCATTTATGTTTTGCCTAAACACCACCAAGTGTCCATGTTTTCTATGTAACCAAGATGTGAATTGGTGTGGTTTGTATCCAGATTTAAGACATTCATGAAATAATCGTCGTATCAATTGCCTCTCTGCGCACATATGACTATTACTAAGGACAGAAGGTCCTTTAGACATGAAACTGGTCACTGTACAGTATTTCATGTCCACAGTTCAAACAAGTTGTTCCTTTGTATACAAAATCACACCTTTCACACTCACTTAGGACTTCAATTCGCTTTTTTGGCACCAGTCCTCGTGAAAAACGAGTGAGTTCCCTTACTGTATAGATTCCGTACTGAATCATAACCTCCAGAGAAGGAAATCTCATGTACTGAAAGTACTGATCTTATCCTTAATTGAAGCACTGAAGACATTTAGGGAGCTGACCCTTAAGTTTGAGCATAGAAGCGAATCCGTCGATGATTGGGGGAACCATCGATTTCAGGACGATTTCAAACTCACTGTCCTTCTCACCCTTGTCGATTTGTTCGATGAAGTGGTTAAGAACACCGATAACAAGCTTCTTTTTCTGGGGTCCCTGCAGTTTCTTGAACTTGGCAGTCTCCATCATGAGGCGAGTGATGATAGGGGGTAGGTCTTCCTTTGTGATACCATCGTCAACATACTCACTCTGAAGTTCTGCGACGGTCTTGATGAGACTATCACTGTCAATCTTTCCAGCAAACTTTTCTAAAAATAAATCCATATATAATATAGATACAAAATAAAATGGATTTGAATGAAATAATATCCAGTATAGCTTTTGGTATAGGTTTTTTACAGATGTATGACCAGGTGAAAAGACAGGAGGAGAGAATTGATGAGATTGTCGACAAGAAGATGCTCTACATTGCGCTGGTTGCAAATTTGCTGTGGGTTGTTTACCAATATAGAAAGTTTGGGATGAACATATCCACGATATACACATCTGTCAGCTTTATCGTTCAATTATATGTCCTCAAAAAGATTATTGAAAAGGATCTTAAAGATTGAGATCTTATGTTATCCAGTAATGAGCTCTCTCATTTGTGCGTCCGTCAAGCCAACTGTCACCCCCAAGAAGATCTCACCAAAGAAGACATCTTCCTCTGTTAAGGGTCCCAGTCTCACACGGGTTGAGCGACCTAACGATTACCTCTCCGTCGCCGAGCGTGTGAATGGCCGCGCCGCGATGGTTGGTTTCACCTCTGCTGTCATTGACGAGATTATGACGGGTAACTCTATTAGCACCCAGTTCCATGATAACATTGGTCTTTCTGTCGCTGTTGCCAGTTTGGCGTTCCTCGGAACAGCGGCGAATTCTAAAGATGAGGGTTACATTCAAGGCTTTTGGAAGCCCGA